ACGTGGGATGCCGATCCCGGCGGAGGGTGACGCCTTCAAGAAGTCGATGAAGTCCTGAACGGTGATCTCTTTGTTCGTGCCGCTGGCTGCCATCGACGTGTCGGACACGTCGCGCAGCGGGAGGAGGTCGCCGAGGGCGAGCGTCGACTCGGTCAGGTCGGCGAAGTCGGACTGTTTGGTGTTAGCCACCGTTCACCCCTCCCGCAATAGATGACGTCGACGGTCAGCCATCAGGCCTACGCCGTGATCGCGGCGATGCCTGACGCGTTGTAGACGACAGTGAACGTGCCGTTCACCACCGAGTTCGAGCCACCCAGATAGTTGTAGCTCACGCCTTGGTCGGCGACGGGGGTGGTCAACGTGTCGTCGTAGATGAGGCAGCCGAACACACCCGCAAGATCAGCGGCCGAACCTGAGGCGGTGTCGGCGGCATCGAACGTGAACACGTTCGACGAGAACGCCGACGTCACCGACGACAACGCCACACCGCCGGTCGCCCACTGGCCGGCCTCGAACACCTCGTTACCGGCCGACACCCACTGGCCGGCACCGAACGCTGTGTTGGCGGATGCGACCGTCTGGTCGGGGGTGATGTCGTTGTCGAACAGCGCGTTCTTGAACGTGTCGCTGTTGAGGTCGAGGGCGGCGGTGTTCTCGAAGCAGTCCTCGAAGAACGCCATGAAGATCTTGGATGCGGACCAGGCCATGATTCAGTCCTCCACCGGGGGTGCTGGCGTCGTTTCGACGGTCGCGTCGAACGCCGCGGCGGATGCCCCGGCGAGAGAACCTGACAGCGCAACATGAACCGCGGCGCGGGCGGCCGGAAGTTCGGCACGCAGCTCGACCGCCCGGGCCTTCGCCTCATCGGCGTCGGCGCGGGCCTGCTTCTCTGCGGCAGGGTTACCTTTCAACTCAGCCTGCGCGTCGGCCAAGGCCTGCTTCGCGCGCTCGACCTTCTCGACGAGCTTCGGGTTCTCCTCGGCCAGTCGGTCGGCGTCGCGCAGGTGGTAGCCGGCGGCACCATCTGCTTTCTGGATTGCCCGTTCGAGTGCGGCGAGCGCCGCCTCTTCCGGGCCGAGTTCATCGGTCATGTCATCTCCTTCACAGATGCGACTGCGGTCGGTGCGTAGACGTGGGTGTCGTAGCCGTCGGCCCGTTCGGTGTGGATCGCCATCACCGGCCGGCCCTCACCGTCGAGTCGTACGTGCTCCCCGGCGATGTAGTCCTGGCGCTCGACAACCCGGTGGGTGACGCCTTGGAGGTCTGAGCCGTCGACACGGGCGAACGGCGCCAGGAACCCGGACAGCGCCCGGCAGGGGTGCATCGGTGTGTGTGGGCGGGTCTCACGCGTCACGTGCTGCAGACCGCAGCTGGGGCACTCCCAGCGGTGCTCGGGGGTGAGGATCGGAATCACGACACCTCCACAGTGATGTTGTCCCAATGCCAGGTGTAGCGGCCGGTGCCGCCATGCTTGTCGGCGTCGTACGTGTCGTCCTGGAAGATGACACGGACCGCACCGTCAGGGAACGACCCGCCGGTCGTGACACGCTGCACCTCCGACGCCCGGGACTGCTCATAGGTGACCGTGTTGTTTCCGTTGTCGCGGAAGCAGTGCCGGTAGCGGGTCGACTCGTCAGACACAGCAGTCCACGAATCGGCATCGAAGGCCAGCTCGAGGTCGCCACGGTAGATCTGTGTGGTGCCACGGAACGACTTGACACCGACGACCGCACCGGCCCCCGACCCGAGATCCTGGATGTTGAAATCGCCGGGTCCGTTCGCCGCGGCGAAATCGGGGGTGACGTAGTCGAGCCGGTACGGGCCCTCACCGTCGGACACGCGGCGCGGGTTGGTGTTCGGATGAGTGAGGTAGGTGGCTTCGGGGACGAGGACCACGTTGAACCATTTGCCGCCGCCGACATCGGCAAGGCTGACGTCCCAACACACCTCACGAACGTCGGTGAATGACTGCTTCGGTGCGAACGACACCAGGGCGTAGCCGGATGTGTTGAGGCCGGTCATGACGTGGCCGGTTGTGCTGCCGCCGGGGGCGCACCACCAGAAGAAGTTGCTGTGGGCGCCGACCGTCACGGTCCGCGTCGTCGGCGGTGCCTGACAGGCCAGGTTGTGTGATCCGGGGAACTGTTTGACGGTGGGGCCGATGTCTTCGGGGCGGCATGTGGTGCCGTCGGTGCAGTAGTTGCCGGTGTAGGTGTCGAATCGGTCGTAGAAGTCGAGGGGTGTGTCGAATGTGGCGACGAACCCGGACGGTGGCGTCGTGGTGGTGGTCGTCGGTGCAACCGTCGTGGTGGTTGTCGTGGTGCTCGTTGTCGTTGTCGTTGTCGTGCTGGTCGTTGTGGCGGGTTCGGTTGTGGTGGTCGTGGCTTCGGTCGTGGTGGTGGTCGGCTCGATCGTTGTGGTGGCCGCTTCGACCGTTGTTGTCGGCTCGGCCGTCGTGGTCGTGGCCGGTTCGGTCGTGGTGGTGGCCGTGAAGCAGTCGTCAGGGTCGAGGTCGGGTGGTGCGGCGAACCCGCCGGTCGGGGTACGGTCGGCGGCGTACACCACCAGACACGGCGCCACGAGCTCGTCGTCTTGCGCGAACAGCGACGGCCCGACCAGCATCGACCCCGCCCCGAACCCGAACAAGGCGAGCAGGGTGACCGCGCGACGACCGCTCATTCCGGTGCCGGCTTCGCCCTGTTCCGGGTGAACCACACCACCACCGCGACGATCGCTGTGGCGACCACGTTCACGGCCGCCTCGTTGTCGACCACGATCTCGACACCCGCGTTTGTGGAGACCCACTTCAAGAACGCGAGGACGATCGCGGTGATGGGGACGGCGATCGCCTTGGCGTTCGCCTTGATTGCGTCAACGAGCATGGGGTCTCCTAGTTGAAGATGTCGATGATGTCGGCGGCTTCGAGGAGCAGCACGAAGATGGCGAGGGCGCCGAGGGCGAGCAGGGCACGGTTCATCAGTCAGCCTCCGGACGGTTGGAACGAACGGTTGAACGCCCAGGAGACGAGACAGTCCGGCGAGCAGAAATGGAACTCGTGGTCCTGGTTGAGTTGTACGACCTCGGCGAGCATCACGTAGCCGTCTTCGTCTGGTTCGGCTTCAACCGGTGGGGCCTGGTAGTCGGCGCCGAACCATCCGCCGTCATCGCGGTTGATCGGCTTGCCGCAGCCTTCGCCGTCGCATGTCACACTGATCGTCATGGCTTCTCCTCCTGTGGTGGGTGGCGCCGCCGCCACGTTCGCGGCGGCCCACCCGGCGTCGACGCTGTAGGCACGACCATGCGGCACCTGCGTCGAACTAGCGCCTGACGATGTACAGAATCAGGCAGACGATGGCCAAGATGACCAGGATCGTGACAAGCACGGCGGCCCCCTTCTCTCACGGCGGGCTGGCAACAACGAACCCGATCACACCGATCAACGCGACCAGCACAGTGATGCCGACCCCGACCGCGGCAACCAGCGCACCGGATCCGGCCCGGGCCTCAACCACCTGGGTCTTCTGGCCTTGCGCTTCGTACTGGGCGCGGCGCAGATCAGCGATGTCTTTCTGGATCGGGTCGAGCGCGGCGGACAGGGCGGTGGCTGCTGCTGCGGCGGCGGCGGCGACCTGGTTGCGGAGCGCTTCAGCTTGGGCGCCGGCAACCTCGGCGGCGCGTTGCACGTTGCCGACGTCGACGGCACGGATGGCGTCGATGCGACCCGACTCTGCCTCACGGAGCTGAGCGGTGAACGTTCCGGTGAGGAACATGATCTCTTTGACGTGTCGGACTTCGGCCTCGTTGTACCGTTGTTCGGCGGCACGCAGATCGTCGAGACGTTGAACAGCGGCTTCGGTCAACGCGACGACGTTCGCTGTGGGGTCGATGACCGGGCGGCCCTGGGCGTCGACACCGGGACCGGGGGGCGTGTTGTTGGGCATGTCTCCCACCTACCGCTGCGCCATCGTTCAGGCGGGTCCGATCGTGCCTGACAGTTTCAACACCGGCACCTCGAACGGCGGGACCTCGATGGTGATGTCGTCGGCGGCACCATCGGGCATCTCGTTCGTGAGATCGACACCCGCCGCGACAGCAAGCCGGCGGTACTGGCCCTCATCGGTCAAGAAGTGGACGCCGTCGACCGGGTCCAGGTCACCGGACACCAACGGACGCACCACCCCCGAATCGAAACAACCCAGATACGGCCACCAGGCGGGCGCCGCCGGGAGTTGGGGTGCGATCGCCTTACGAAGCATGTCGACCTCCTCGTCGGGGGGTGGCGGATCGGGCGGCTCGAGCAGACACAGACGATCCAGCGTCGCCCAATCGAACACATGGTTGACATCGACCCCGTCGGTCGGCTCATCCGGATTCCACAAGAACCCCGGCACCTTCCACGTCGACGACCACTGCCACACCGCCGCCTTGTACTTGGCGCACTCGGCCCAGCCGCCCGTCGCGCTAGTGCCGGTGTTGTAGTTGGCGTACCACACCGGCACCGACGGGTTCGCCTTACGCCACTTCAAGAAATCCGGCACCCAGTCGGAGCCGTACACGATGACACGATCACCCCAACGGGCCCGGGCGAGCGACACCCATTCTTCGATCTGTTCGGCGGTCATGTTCGCAATGCCTGGGGTTGTCTCCCAGTCGAGCTGCACGAAGTCGCCGGTGCGTAGCCCGCCGACCGCGTCGAGGGTTCGGGCGAGGTGGTCGACCTGGGAACGCATCGATGTTGTGGAACGCACCCAGTGGTAGGCGCCGCGGTAGCGGACGTCGAGCCGGTCGAACATCGCCCAGAAGTCGGCGAACTTGGGTGACACGAATGTGGAGCCGTCGGTCGCTTTGCAGCTCATGAGCGGGTATGGCGGGATTTGGTGTTCGTCGGTGACGACGTTCCAATGTGAGATGTCGATGCCGTCAACACGCGGGGTCGGCATCGCTCGGCACCTCCCCGGCGGGTCTACGATCGCGGCGGCGGTGCGCCACGATGCTGAGGAGCTGAAGGGCGCGCCGCCACCAAATCGGTTGACACGACACACGGTTTCCGTACAGTGAGTGAGATGAAGCTCCTCAGCATCCTCACCCTGGCCGTGTTCGCGGCCCTCACCTTCTCGTCTCCCGCGTCGGCAACGCCGGATCCGACGACCACCACGTCTTCCAGCACGACGACCTCGACGCCCGAGCCGACGACTACGACTTCGGTCCCGTGCCAGAACGGTCCGGCAGTGGCGACCTGCGCGACGACAACGACGTCGGATGAGTGCACGGTCGTCAACGGCTGCCTCCCGGCACCGTGTCAACCCGCAAGGCAGTCATGCGTACCTCGGCCGTCGACACCCATTGACGCGCCGCCGGCGCCGGAGACATCGCCATCTGCGGTCGTTACGTCAAGACTGCCCTCGACGGGTACAGAGATGCCGCTGGTCGTCGGTGCCGCCGTGTTCTTGACGCTCGGCGGCGGCGCCTTGTTTGCAGCTCGTCGCCGGTCGTGATTGGGCAAACGTCGGGTCTACGATCGATAGGCGGTGTCGAGTAAGACGATGCAGATCGATCTCGTGCTGCGGGGCGACGGAGCCGAGGCGTACATCGCGAAGATCGTCGCCGAGCACCTTGGCGCCGGTGCGGTCATCGATGTCGTGTACAGCCCGGCCGATGAACAGGGACTGGTGTGCGTCGTCGGCGAAGCCCGGGCACTCGAGGCGTGACTACACCGAGCCGACGTCTTCGATCGTGAGCGTCGAGAACCGGGGCGCGCTCCCGGGGGTCGCGTTCGGGGTGATCGACGAGCCGTACACCGTGGCGGTGCCGGCGCCAGAGAGACGTTCGACGTCGATACGCCACGTCTGAGAGCCGCTGATCGAAGACTCGGTGTAGTGCTCGCCGTGGAACGTGGACGTCAACGTGCCGGCGGAATCCCAGCTCCACCGCCGATATGTGAGACCGTCACCGACGTTGCGGAGGTACACCGCGAACTCGTTGCTGGCGGCCGTCGCTGCGATCAGCAGGCTGACCGTGAACAGGTAGCGCCGGTTCGCGGTGTGTGTGCAGGCGGACGGGGAGATCACCGCGACGATCGCCGAGATCGTCGCCTGGTCGGACGTCTTGCGGGTGTGCGAGATGACCCGACCGTTGAACGCGGTGTCGAGCGCGTCGAACCGGGCCTTCACAGTCGAGAACGAACCCGACGGCGCGGTTCCCAGCTCGGTCTCGACAGCGATGATGGCGTCGTCGGCGTTGCCGTGCAGCGCGTCGTGAGGGAACGCCGACAGGTTCGCCCCGACCCCGCCCACCGCGGGGAGCGTCGCGGTCGTATCGAGTGAAGCCGGATAGTTCGATGCCATGTACGACTCCTATGCGATCTGGTTGTCGAGCCGGGCCGAGATCCCGGCCACATCACGGATCAGCGTCAACGTCTCGTTCGACGACGCACGCCCCAACACCGGCCGCACCACCTCCCGCTCAGATGACAGCGAGATCGTGACCGCCTCGACCTGGGAGGCGTACCGGACGCTGTCGACCTCGACGCCGAGCCAGTCACCCAGGTCGTAGTCGTCGAGGAAACGGACCCGCTGCGCCGCGTCAGCGGCGATGAGCCCATCGACTGAGACATCTTCGCCGTGCAGCACCAGCTGCGCCGTGGCTGCCGTCTGCAACCCGGCCGCCGACGTCACGTTCGTGTTCTCGTACAGCACCTCGACACGGTCCAAACCGGTCGCACCGGTATCGGCGACAGCGAACGCCCTGGCGGTCAGGTCGCCCTGGCCGGCCGCGATCACGTACGAGGCTGTGGCCGGGGTGACGAGACGCGACAACTCCTCGAGGTCGCCCTGGTCGGTGAAGATGATCGACCCCGACAGATCCGCGGCCGTCTTGAACAGGAACTGATACGCCCCCGGTGAGGACATCGTCGCCTGACACACGATCCCCGACTCGCGACAGATCCGGCCGACCAGCTGATCCAACGGCTGTGCGCGACCATCCCATGTGGACGAGGCGCCGATCACCGGATCGACGACAGTGACACCGACGATCTGACGGCTCGGTTGCGCACCCGAACCGATGCTGTCGGTGATGTACCCGGCGGCGACCGTCGACCCTGGCCCGGTGCGCGTGTCGTGAGCCGCGGCCCACGGCGGAGGCGTCGACGGTGTCGGAAACATGAGGCGCTGGCCGAGCAGCCCGAAGATGTCGACACCACGGAACTCCAACGTGGTGCCAGCCTCGGAAACGATCCTGGTGACACCACCGTCGACCCCGGCAACCCGGCGGACCAACCCAGCGAAGATGATCCGGGACACCGCCTGGTCGTCGTACACGATGATCGAATCGACATCGTCGACATCGTCGCATTCGAGCCCGACGAGCGGAGCCGACAACTGCCACTCCCCGACCGCGAGGAGCCGCAGCACAGCGTCCAGCTCGAACGCTGTCGCCTCACCAACCTTGGTGAAGCTGTCGCACAGATCGACGGTGTACGTCATGGTGTGAGGAACCGCTCACGCCACGCGACCTCGACGATCGACGCGCCGGTCGTCCCGGTCGCCGCCGCGTTCAACACCGACGCGCCGACCGGCAACTCCCACAGCCGAGACGTCGGAGTCAGCAGCGACCAGTCGATCTCTCCCGCGTTCAGCCGGGGACCCCGGTTACCGGGGGTGGTGTCCACGGTGATCGTCGACCCGGCCGCCAACGCCGCCGCCAGCTGGAATGTCTGGCCGCCGGCGACACCGACCTGCAACGTGGTGAACGGTCCGACGATCGTAGTCGTCGGAAACGCCGACGCATCGCCTGCGACCGTCACCGGATTCGCGTCGGAGCCGCTGAAGCCGGTCGCACCCGAGAAGGCGATGGCTGCGTTGAACCCGACCGCAGCGGCGAACGTCAACGACGCCACATTCGACTCGCCGTACCACCACGGATCCAACGCCAGCAGCGTCACCGACAGCACACGGGACTGCAAGTTGCGCTCGTACCCCTCGAACCCCGATTCGTAGACCACGTTCAACAGGTCCCGGATGACGGTGCCGTCGTCGAACCGCAACGTCCCCGGCCCCTGCAAAGCCCGCTCCAACGGGCCCAACACATCGGTCACCCGGGTGTCGTCCTCGACGAACAGCGTCAGCGTGACCGGTCGAACGCCGCGGCGGGAACGGACCAGAACCGACCCGTCGGCGGTCAGATATGGGGCGAGCGTCAACTCGACCGGCGCGGTCCGCAAACCGGTCGACGGCTCCCACACGTCGACGCCGTTCGCCTCGTCGATCAGCTCGTACGTGCCGGTCGACCCGATCCACGTCAACGTGTTCATCGCTGCAGCCTCAGCCGGCGGATCGCCGTCGACAGATCATCGGCCGTCAACGGCCGCACATGGTTGTGCAACGTCAAGTTGTAGACGTCCCCACCACCCGCCGTATCGCCGAGCCGGTCGATCTGCGACTTCGGATACACCCGGCCGGCCTGCGACATCGGGCCGTCACGCACGAACATCTCGCCGGCCTGCACGTTCGGGTCCTGCGATGCACCGACCGGGCCCCCGGTGTGACGGGCACCCGAACCGAACCCGACCCCGCCGTGCGTGGCGATCGACACCTGCATCTGACGGTTCCGGGTCAGGATGTTGAACCGCCGCTCGGCCTCCTCCAGGCTGCCTTCGTCGATGAGAGCGACAATCGCGGTCACCTCCGACTCCGGAAGATCGGCGTACTTCTCGCCCAGCTCGACGACCGCCTGCTTCGCGTCGATCACCGCGCCCTGATGATCGAACGCCTTCTGCGCCGCATCATCAGCGTTCTCCGACGCCGCTGTGTAGGCGTCGACCGCCGACTGCTTAAGGTCGTCCCACATGCCTTGCGCGTTGTGGAAAGCCTCCTCGTCCGACAGCTCGCCTTTCAGGTCGCTGTAACGGTCCTCGGTCTGTTTGATCGCATCCGCCAGCAGGTCGTTCTCGCGGGTCAGATCCGACGTCGACTCAGCAGTGTCGTCGAGCGCACCTGTCGCGCCGCGCAGCCGCTCGGTGTACATCGCGGTGATCTCGGCCTTCTCCTTGTAGGCCTCCGACTCCTGCGGATTCAGCTCGATGAACTTCTGGGTGAGCAGGTTGCGGGTCTCGAACGTGACGTTGGCGGCGTCCATCTTGGCGTTGAAACCGTCGAGCGTCGACACCCCGGACGCGAGCCCGGCGAACATCTCGGAAGCAGCCCGCTCCGCGTTGTGCAGCGTCTCGACCGTCATGTCGGTGTCGTTGATGAGCCGCCCGAACGACGCCCCGATGTCGTAGGCACCCTCCAACACAGAGTCGAACGCGCCAGTCAACTGGCCGACCCCCTTCGCGACGAAGACCGCGCCGTCGCCGAGCGTCTCGAACAGCGGCATCAGATCCGACAACGCCGGCGCTAGTTGGCCGCCGATCTCGAGCGCGACATCCTTGAACTTGTCGACCAGGGCGTCGAGTTTCTCGCGGAACTCGCGGGCCTTCGCCAGCTCTTTGTCGTCGATCACCTGCTGCGACGACACCTTCGCCATGCCGTCGACGATCTCGGCGGAGCCCATGTTGATGAGCTCGCCCATCTCCTTCCAACCCCGACCGAACGCCGCCTGCGCCGCCTCCGCCTTCTTCGTCGGATCCTCGATCCCGCGGATCACGTCGATCGCGTGGAGCATCGTCGCGTTGGCGTCGACCTGACCTTCCTTGTTGCGCTGCGTCGTGATGCCAAGCTCGGTGAGCAGCGGATTCGCTTTGCCGATCTCGACGTTGAGCTTGTTGAAGCCCGTCGCCATCGTCTCCGCGCCGACACCGATGTCGTCGCCGACAGCGATCCACCGTGACGCGGCATCCACCGCCAGCCCGGACGAGTCGGCCAGCTTCCCGGCTTCGAGCGCGGTGTCCTGGAACGCGGTGACCGCTTTCACCCCGAAGGCGGCCAGTGCGGCGCCGCCAGCCAGGGCGAGCTGGCCGGCGTGGGCTTTCACCGTCTCGAACGCCGATGATGCCCCGGTCTTGAACTTGCCGGTGGCGTCGTCGGCGTCACCCAGTTTGCCTTTGAGCGTGTCGAGCTGCTTGTTAGCGCCGTCGGCGACGAGCTCGATGATCAGCTTGATCTTGTCGGTGAAAGCCAACGGTCACCGCCTCACGAAATGATGCGGCCGATCTCCGACTGCAACTGTTTGAACGCCGTCTTGCCCGCCACCTGCTCGATGTCACGTGACGCATCCGACAGAGTGTCCAACCCACGTGACGGTCCGAACCCCGAACGGGCGCGTGGCCCCATCGGTGTCATCACCGCCCGACCGGCCACCACCCCTTTGCCCTTCGCCTTGCCAGCCTTCGGGAAGATCGGACCGGACGCCTTGCGGCCCTTGTCGGCGAGCGCCCACGGGCCTCGGAAGTTGACGGTGACCCGGGAGCCGTCCTCATCGAACCCGGCGGACAACCTGGCACGGCCGCCCTTGAAGTTCGACATCGCCGCGTCAGCCCCGAGCGACCGTCGCGCGGCCCCTCCGGCTTCCTGCTTGGCGACCAAACCGACCGCACGCGCGATGCGGTGCATCGCGGACGGGTCGAGGATCCCGGTGAGCTTCGCACCCCACGCCCCTAGCTCGCCCACCGGCGGTCAGGCGGTCGCGTCTGTGTTGATAAGGACGGGTGCCAGCGCTGAGGCGTCGGCGGTGGCGTGCATGAACTCGAACGGCGCCGGCTGCTTCACAACCTCCGGGCCGGTCACCACCGGGGTGGTTCCGGTGTAGCGCACGTTGCCGGTCAACGTCAGCGACGCCGACGCCCCCGCCGAAAACGCCAACACCAACGCACCCTCGGTGCCGTTCACGAACCGCTGATACTGGGTGAGGCCCTCGTAGTCGGCGGTGAACGTCCCACCGTAGACACGCTCGTTCTGCTCGGTGATCGTCGGACGGCCCGCATCGGCGGCGCACACCTTGTGCGCCACCCGCAACCCGTTGTCGCCGTTCAAGGTGAGCGTGTCGAAACACAACGCGGACCCGGCGACGGTGAGCGAGCCGTGAGTGAACAGCAGCGACGTCCCCGCCGCATAGGTGGGGGTCGCCAACGTCTGGTTGAGTAGCTCGTCGTAGAACGCCAAGTCGAGCATCAGGTTGACGTACGTGTTCGCCGGGTTCACCTCCAACGACCACGACCGGCACATCCCGCCGAGGTAGTCGTACGGATCGACAGTGTCCGAATCGGCTTGAGGGATCCCCTTCTGGAACGTCCCCGACGGCAGATCACCGATCGTGTACGTGTGGGTGAACGGCCCAGCGCCGGTCGTGTTGACCGTGCCGAACATCAGACGGAGCAGCTTCCCGATCGACTCGGACTGCAACTCCATGTTGAACTGACCGCCCCACAGCTTCACACCCGCGGAGAACTTGTGTGGCATCCGACGTCCGGCACGCAACGCCTTCGACTTCTTCTGCTCCGGCCCACCGGTCATGTTCTCCTGCACGAACGGCAACGCCACCGTCGGCGTCGCACGCGTGTTCTTCGTCGTCTCGATCGCCATCATCCACTGAGACGCGAGACCGGAACGTACCGCCATCACTCACCATCCTTCGACGGCTTCGCCGCCTTGTCGGCCTGCACCTGCCACGACTCGGGATCCTGCGCGGCGAGCGACTCGACGAGCTCGTCGGGAAGATCGACCGTCGCGCCGAACCCGACCTCGTGCTCGCAGTCGTTGGCACGGTCCACGACCGCGACCCCGCCCCTGTGCGGACCTGTGTACTTCACCTTCATCGCGCAACCTCCGTTTAGATCCGCGTTGTGAACTGGAACCCCACAACCACCTGGCCGACGAACCCGTCGCCAGACCCGACGATCACGAACCGGTGCGAACCCACCCGCGCCGTCTGCACCTCGCCGTCGAAGCCGAGCGGCAACACCGCCTGCGTCACCGGGTCGTACACACACAACTGGACGACATCAGACAGCTGCTCGAGCCGGTCGAACACGGCGACGTCGTCCTGGCCGGGCAGGTTCGTCGTGACCCACACCTCGGCGGTGAACTGCTCATCACGGCCGGCCGGGCTGACACGCTTCCATTCGGTCACCGTCTCATCCGGGTTGAGCACGATCCCGATCCGCTCCGAACCGACATCAGGCAGCTCGGCTGTGAACCCGACAGGGATCGCCACAGGCTCCCCGGTCACATGATGCGGCGGGAACGCCTGCTCGCCGAGACGGGCACGCAGCGCCCGGACGGCGGCAAACTGGCGGGACGTCCGCGGTGGGCTCGTCACGCGATGCCGATCCTGGTGTGCTTGTAACGCTTGATCGTCTCGTCGATGCCGGGGATCCCCGTCACCCAGATCGACAGACCCGGGGTGGCGAGCGTGACGTTGCCGCCCTCCGGAGGCTGATACGACATCGCACGGTCCGAGATCCCCGTCTTGTTGCCGGTCACCTGCGCCCGCACCGCGTGATGCATCATCCGGCGCAGATCACCGGGGGCGTCGATCCCGTGCTCATAGGCGATCTCGACGTTGAGGCGGCCGCACGGCCAAACCTGGCCGTCGGTGCGCACCATTACCGCCGAGTTCGGGGCAGCCTCGACGATCGCAGAGAGCTCACCGGCGGTCAGCGCAGTGTAGGACGAACCGTCGCCGTCGTACAGCCGGCACCACAACACGCGACGCAGATCCGGCCATGTCACCACCAGCCGGTCACGTCCGTGCCCGGAGACACGCTCCACAAAGAACCGCGGGAACGGTGCACGGTGCAGCGCGTCGGTGAACATGTCCTCGACCTCGCGACGGGCCTGCAGCTTGTTCGGCGTCGACTCACCGTTGAGTGTCGGCTGCGACAAGCCGAGCTCGGCAAGCGAGCCGATCGTGCCGCCCGCCACCTCCGTCAACGTCTCAGCCATCACCACGGCGTCGACCGACCACACCGCGGTCAGCCAGTCGACAGACGTCAACTGGGCGGCCGCGACGGTCACCGTGCGAGCCGCCGTCGTGGCGCCCTGCACCGCGCCGACCGTCACCGTGGTGCCGTCGGCGCGTGTCACCGCGACCGTGACGGTCCCGCCAGGGTCGGCCGGTTCCCCATCAGAGTCGACCGGCTGCCACGACAGTGTCGCCCCGGTTGCACCCTTGAGGATCCGCGACGCCGGCAGGACCGACATCGGTCAGCCTTCGGCGGTCTGGCGACGCGTGCGGCCGCGTGTCTTGTCGGGCTTGCCGTCGGTCGTCTCGAGCACCCCGTCGGCGGCCGGTGTGTCGTCGGTGGCGATGTTGACCTTGGCGAGCTCGGCGTCGACCTGGGCGACGCGGCCCTTGAGGCCGCGCCGAAGATAGCCCTCGCGTTCGGCGAGCAACGCTTCGATGTCGCTCATGACGTCACCGCCAGATACGGGATGACTGCGGTGGTTGTCGGCGTCGCGATCGTCGCCGGCGCGGTCGCACCTACGGCTGAGCCGTGCGACTGCACGAGCACCGGGCATGACAGCCCGATCGCACCCGCCGCCGCGGCGTTTCCGAGGTCGAGGCCGCGCAAGGTCGGGACGGTGCCGGCGGTGAAGCTGATCGACACGTAGTACAGACCAGCGACGGTGATCAGTTGAGCCGTCGCCAGAGCGACGGTGAACGCCGTGTTGGCGGCGCGGGCGGTTGAGCCGAAGTCGGCGGTCTGCGCGAGCAGCGCACCGGCCGGCGAGTACAACGCGGCGAACCCGGCGGTCGGGGTGCCGGCCGCGGTGGTCGCCGTGATGAACGTGATGTTGCGCGCCACGTCGCCGGTCTGCAGCGGGATGCCCGCTGACAGGACCACACCGGTGGCGGCGATCGCACCGTTGCCGCCGGCCAGGAACCGGGGGATTGTCTCGGCGAACGTCGAATTGGTCGGCGACCCTTGGCGCAGGTAGTTCTCGTCGAAGAACGGACCGTTTTGTCTCGTCATGATGAAGGCCTTTCGAGGTCCCGGGGGAGGCAGCACGCGGCTGCCTCCCCCGGTGGGACGGTCAGAACGTCGGCGCCGCGAGGCCGGTGCCGGTGATGTCACCCGTCGCCAGCGGGTAGCGGCCGGCGGTGAACGCCGAGTACCCGTAGACGACGAACTTGACGAGCAAGTTCCCCGCCTGGGTCTGCTCGGCACGGATCAGCAGCGGAGCCGCCGGGTCCTCCCACAGGAAGCACTCGTCGGCGTTCACGCCGTAGATCGCGTCTTCGGTGCCGCCGCCGAGCGTGGTCTCGATGTTGCGGTCGAGGATGACCCCCCCCTCGAGATACGACCGGCCGGGCGCCTGGTAGCCGGGCTGGCCGACGGTGCCGACCTGCTGCGTCCCGGCCATGCCGACCGTCAGCAGCGGGAACGTCGTGCCGAGCTGCGACGCAAGCCACCACCAGCGACGGGTGTGGAACAGGAAGTGCGTGAAATCGTCGGTACCCGACGAGATCTGCTGCACGAGATCGGCGAGCTTCGGGTGGAGCTCGGCGGCCGTCGGCGACGCATCGGTGTACGTGACGGCGGCGTTGCCCGACACGTTCTTGATCCCGAGGTGGGTGCCGGAGGTGCCGTCGGCCACGATGATCTGACGGTCAAGCTCCTCGTGGTAGGCGCCGATCAGATCCTGGATGACGATCTCGTCGCCGCCGGTGGTGCGGTCGACGACCTGGCGGGCGACGTCCTGCTGGCCGGCGACGGTGCGCACGTTGACCGTGAGCAGCGTGTCGTCGATGTCGGTCTCCTGCACGGCTGCACCCTCGGTGGCTTGCGCCGCCGCGGCTGTGCCGGTGGTGATCCGGGACAGGTTGACCGTCATCCCCTCCGGGGGGAGGTCGACGTGGCGGCAGATGTCAGCGAACGGCCGCTTGTTGCGGATCTTCGGCGCCACCAGGTCAGTGAGGTACTGCGGGACGGTGAGCCCGGCGAACGCGCCGGTCGTCACGTCACGCTGCTCGATGCCGGCCAGGTACTCGGCGCGCTCTACACGCTCCTCCTGCATGTGGCGCGACAGCCGCTGACCGGCGTCGAAGTCGGACATCGTGTGGGCGCGCATCACGTCCCGCAGGAAGTGGGTGCCGCGCGGGTCGTTGCCCGGGCCGTACGTGCGGGCCTCACGCGTCACACGGCCGCCGCCACGGGTCGAACGGTCCGAAGACGTCGGCAGAGCGGCGGCCACCGCGTCGGCGGCGACACGTGCCGCCTCGGTCGCCTCGAGCTCAGCGACACGAGTGGTCAACGGGCCGCGGGCCTCGTCGAGAGTGACGAGCTCGTCGCGAGCCGCGGTGAACGCCGTCTGCTCGTCGTCGGTGAGGTTGCGGGCCTCACCTTCGGCAGCGGCGACGATCGCGTCGAGCGCCGCTTGCGCGGTCGTTCGGGCGTCGAGGTTGGCGCGCAGTTCGTCGCGCACCATGTCGAGAAGGGTTGCGGGCATAGCTGTTGACCTCCAAAGGTCGAGTCGGTGTGGGTTGGAGGCCGGCGGTCCGAGGCCCAAGTGGTGCGCCAAGTCGTGCCCGTCGCGCGGGTCGGGGGTGGCGTCCGAGGTGGGAGTGGTGCCTGCTCGGCGGGTGGCTCTTACGCGGGGACGGAGAGCCGGTAACGGTCGGCGATGGCCCGCGCCGTGGCGGTGTCCATGCCGGTGCGAGCTGCCGCGGCGCGGAGCTCGTCGATTCGGACGGCGTCACGCATCTGCGCGACGGTCGCCGGGTTCGCCGGGTAGGTCACGACCGACACATCGGAGCCCGTCACGTCGAGTGAGAACTCGCGGATGATCCGCTCGGTGTAGTCGTCGTTCCATTCCTGGCGGGTCGTGATGAACGCGAACGACATCTCGTCGACGTCCTTGCGGTCCATCGTCGAACTCAGCTCCTGCACCTTCGGGTTGCGAAGATCGAGGGCGGGGGCATGGGTGAGCAGTCCGCGGGTGTCCTCGTCGAGCAGCAACGTCCCGGAGCGGGTACGGGCGAGCGCGAGCCCCTCGTGGTTGACGAGCAGCCGGACGTCTGGGCGGGCGTTCAAGGTGCGCGTCGCCGCACCGGCCGCCACCATCTCGCGCCAGCCTCCGCGCTCGGGGCCGCCTGCGACGTCGTACCACACGTCATAGACGGTGGCGTAGCCGCTGAAATCGGCGGTCGCGTCGTCGACGGCGCGCAGCTGGATCTGAGCATCGGAGTGGATCCGGAGCTCGACAGATCGAGTCGTCATTTCGCTCCTCCCGTGGTGGCGGGTGGTCGGTCGTCGGGGTCGGGTGGCGCGGTCGCGCCTGGCGGCCACAGCGTCATCTCGCCCTCCTCCGACGGCAGCGGGTCGAGGTCTTCGAGCTGGCGGGGTTCCTTGCGCTTCAGCCAGCCGCCGCGCACACCGATGTCGTACGACTTGTAGCGGGTCATCAGATCCGAACGCAGGATCGCGTCGACGTTGATCTTCACGAAATCGGGGGTCGGGGTCTGAAGCGAGATCAGCCGCTCAACGCGACCCACCCACCACTGCACGGTCCACACCAGCAGATCGAGAGCGCGCTGCTCTCGGTTCGCGTACGTCACACCCGGCCCGGTCACGGCGTAGCCGAGCATCTCGGCGGGCACGCCGTAGTAGCCGCATATGTCGACGGCCGTCGCGTTGGTGCCGGCCAGGAACAGCGCCGCCTCGGGGGTGACCTGCAGCGCGTCGTACTTCCAACCCTTGCCGATCACGGCGAGATGGTCGTTCGACGTCGCGTCGCGGAACCGTTCCTTGGCGATCTCAGCGTCGGTGGCGTCGATCTCGTTGTCGTTGGTGAGCAGCCCGGTCGGATGACCGCCGAACTCGTACCACGTCGCCCCGTAGTTCTTCACCGCCAGGCCGAGCCCGACCGTCTGACGCATGTACTCGAGCGGCGCCAGACCGAGCACCGAGCCCGGCGTCGGACCGAACGCCCGCATGTGCATGATCCGCGCCGGGTCAACCTCTTTGCCGTTCACCCGGTACCGCGGCGAATCGAGGGAGCCGCGACGCCACACCGACACATCGCCCGGCGCCAGCACCTCGGCCTTGGCCGCGAACCGGAACCCCGGATCGAACTCGGTGATGTAGCCGTAACTGTTGCCGACACCGAGCGCGGACAGCATCAGCTGGTAGCGCCACTCGTGATCGTCGACGTAGTTCGACGGACGCGCGACGAAGTCCGACTTCGGCACCCGCTCGTGGCTGCCGTCGGGCCGCTCGCGAAACTGGTGCAACGGCAGCCCAGCCACGATGTCGGCGAGCAGATGCTGGCAACGCCACACCGCCATCAGCTGCATCGACGTCGTCGGCGTCACAACCTGCCCGGCGGTCGACCGACCGCCACGGCCCGACGCCTCAGCGATCAGCTGCGCCGCGGTCAGGTTCGCGACGCGACGCTCACGCAGCAGACTCACTTGTCACCGCCGGCGGCCCGGTAGCCGAACACCACCATCGCGGCGCCGGCGACCATCACCCCGGCCGGGACGTACACCATCGCAGCACCCACCGCGACGACACCTGCGCCGGCCACCTCGAGCACAGACGTGATCAGTTCACGCATCACGCCTCCTCAGAAGATCTGCGACAACGGCTCGACGGGCCGATCGAAGGGCACCATCTCGAGCAACCGAAGCGCGGTCGTCGCCGCCTTGAGCGGCGTGATGTCGGCTAGCGACGTCTCCTGATCCCACAGCCAACCGTCACCACGCGCCTTCTTGCCGGCTGCGTCGACGGCCGAGTTCAGCCACGCCTGATCGAGATGGTCGAGGCGGCCCTCCACGATCCCCAACCGGAACGCCTCGCACGCCGCTGCGTACTCGTGTGGCGGCAGCGGCTTGACTGGGATCGTGCCTGCGGCCCGGCCGACCTCGGGGGCCAGGGCCTGGGTCGGGCCCGGCGGATACCCGATCACCTTCGGCAACCACGCATCTCGCTGCTCAGCGATGCGCGGTTCCAGCCAAAACGTCGACGCGTCGAAGTTGAGCACATCGACAATCGGGCGGCCCAGGGTACCCCGGCCTGCAATCGCGATCGCAGCAGACCGTCCTTCCGGTGCCACCGCCACCGCCATCGCCACATCGCCGACGATCAGTGAGCCCTCCGGGACGACACGCTGCGCCCACAGCCCGGGCGAGATCACCTTCTCGCGGGGGCCTTCACCGATGACCGGCCACCGCACCCACTGACCGGCGTACTCCTGGCGGAACAGATCCTCGCCACCCTCGTCCGGGTTGCGGCGGGCCCGATCGAGCTCGGCCATGATGAAGTCGAGCTCGATCGTCCAGCCGAGCGCCGGATGGTACGTCCACCACACCTCGGGGTCGTCGAGGTCGGCATCGTCGGGGAGCGAGTACTCGAGGTAGGCGGTGCGGCCGTGCCTCCCGGTCTCGCACGCCTTGCGTCCGGCGAGCACCTTGGGCGCCAGGTAGAACGATTCGTCGTCCCCGACGCTCGAGCTGACCACGATCTGCGCCTCGTCGCGAGTCGACTGTGCCGGGCGCATCGACTGCTCGACACGGTCGTCGACGTGGAAGCGGGCCTCGTCGATCACGCCACCGTCGAGGGTGTCGCCGTGGCCGGCCTGCTTCGACGGGGTGTCGATCTGCAAGTAGTTGCCCTGCCCGAACAGCAGGTGCTCGGAGCCGTTGTTGAGCGACTGCTTCCAATGCTTCGTCGAGCGGCCCGGCCGCGCCTTGGGGTTGCGCACCTCGAAGAAGTCGGCGCCGTCGCACTCGCGCAACAGCGGTGCGAAGTCCCGCTCGAGCTTGCGTCGCGCGTTGTCGCGCTTCTGCATCGTGAACGTCACACGCTGCCGGCCGAGTCGATGCGGCACGATCGTCACCCGACGGACCATGTACACGAAGTCCCACGTGGTCCGGCCGCACTGACGCATGGTCACGATGACGGCCTCGTCGTACGCGTTCCGCCCGTCAGGTAGGACTTCCAGCACCACGTCGGCGGCGTGTTGCTGCCACGGCATGAACGGCCGGCGCAGCCTTCTTGCGACCTCGCCCATCTCGTGGCCGCGCGTTTCCCGGTCGAGATTTCGCGGGGTCCCGAATCGAGGCAGCACCAGCGGCCGCCGTCCAGTCATCGTCGCTGTCACTCGGCTTCGCCTCCGCCATCAACTCGGCCATCCGGGCGGCGAGCTCCCGGGACACTTTCGCCACGTCGGTCGGCTCGGCATGGTCGAGCGCCTGGGCGACCGTCTCGGGGGCCGCAGAACGCGCACGCCTCCGAGGCTTCGCAGGGGCCACGAGCCGCAGACCTGGCGCGGTCGCGGACGTCGGCGCCTTCTTCGGCGCCCGTGGCTTCGCAGGGGCCGCTTTCGCAGCACGTTTGCGCGGCGTCCCGCTCATCGACACGATTTCAGAGTCAGAGAGATGGAAAAG